CACCTTGACTAAATTTATAAGTCATCTCCTCAGCGTTAAATCCAAGCATTGCAAACGCTTCTGCACTTGCTGTGCTTCCGTCTTTGCTGCGTATGCCAAATTCTTTTATTGCATCGTTTAAATAATCAATCTGATATGCTCCATCCTTGGCCCCATTTACAAGCATATTCATAGCCTCTTCAGCTGAAAATCCCATATCAGCATAATAAACGCTATACTCTGCTAACTGGTCTGCTAAGTCATTATTTTGATTAAGCCCTTTTTGTGCACCCTGTGCAATTAAATTAAAAGCCTCTTCGCTTGATATCCCAAACTGCTTCATCAACGCATTTACACCACTGATACTTTCTTGCGTATCAATCTCAAAAGTATCAGCTAATAGATAAGCATATTCGGTTACTTTTTGCAGTTCTTCAGCGGGTAAATCACCCATTCTTTGAGTAATTATACCCATGTTGTTAGCTATATCTTCAAACGACTCTCCATAATTATTGGCATAAATATTTTTAAGTGTTTCTTCGTATTTTTTAGCCTCATCAACTCCAATTCCAGTTGCTGCTGAAAACCCATTCATAGCTTTTGTCAAGTCGTCACTTAAATTAACTGCCTGAACACTTACTGCAACTGCTGCACCTGCTACTGCTGCTATTGCTCCTGCTGCAACTCCTGCACCTGTTTTTAACAGTTCAAGACCTTTGCCGCCCTCACGACCTGCCGAATTTACTTTTTTGCCACTTTCCTCAGCTGTTTCGCCTACTCGCTCAATTTCCTGCGTCGTTTCCATAACTTGTTCTTGTACTGTGCTATCTACTGCAACAGCTGCATCTGCTATCGCTGCAATTCCTGCCGCTGCTGCTCCTGCACTTGTTTCAAGCAACTCAAGACCTCTGCCACCCTCGCTACCTGCACTATTTATTCTTCTGCCCGACTCTTCTGCCGCGTCTCCTACCCGCTCGATTTCTCGTGTTGTTTCCCTGACTTGCTCTTGCACCGTTGAGTCATCAATCTGTACATTAAATACTATTTGTCCATCTGCATTATTACTTGGCATTTGCTCGCCCCCTTGCTATATTAAATAAGCTGTCTAAGCCTTTTTGTTTATCTCCCTCATCGTCTAAGCTATAGTATGCTTTTAATTTATATAATTGTGATATCTCCTCGCTGTTGTATTTTGTTGGTTTTGGCATCTCTTTTGCTCTGATGCTCATAACTTGCATTATTTTTGTTTTGTCTGATAAGCCCACAAACAAATATATAAATTTACGCCAATCTAAAATATCTATCTCGTTATATAAATCAATGTTATAATCTTGCATAAAGCTACTATAAATAAAAGTAAAATCTTTATCAAAATCAAGTATGTTTTTATCATCACTTGATTTTTTTGATTTAATCTCAATAAAATCATTGTGTATTCTTTTTATGATCTCACTTTTATCGTTTAATGATAGACTTGCAATCTCATCATAATTTTTTACAAATAACTTGAGTGTTATTTTGATTTTTTCTTGATTTGATACATCTGTATCTTTCATAAGCTTGTAAAATTTCAGTACTCTATTATACGCTAAATTTAATTCAATTTTTTTATCTTTGAAAGCAAAACTACTTGTCAAGGTATTCATTTTCTTTTTCACTTCTCTTCTCTATGCCTGATTTTATCAGTTCGACAAATTTTTCAATTGTTTTTATATCAAGAGTATCTAATATATTTTTTAAAAGGTCCAATGTTTTTTCAAACTCTTTTGAATTTTTGATATCTTCTATTTGTTTTTTTAGTTTTTCTATATCTTTTGCATCCATGATTTTCACTTCCTTATAAAAAAATAGGGTGGTTTTTACACCACCCCTCATCGGTTAAGCTTTGGCGGTCACTATTTGTGTACCTAGCTTTTTAATCTTGCTGTTAGTTGTTAATACCTCAGCTATCATTATATATGTGCCTGTCGCTGCTGTAACGTCCGCTATTCCATCCCACGCTGTCCAGCCTGCTGTTAGCACATCGTCATAACTTGGTAACGCTGTTAACGCTGTTACGACTTTGTATTTGTAACTGTGTGAATCTGTTAAAGCGGGGTTAACGTATAGTTTAGTATCTCCGTTGTTTGTTCCTGCTAGAGATACAACAGTAATCTCACCCAATAATCCGCCTGAAATTATAGTAGGTGCACCGTTAAAATGTAGCTCTACGCTTATATTTTCCGCACCTCCTGCATCGCCGCTGCTTGCTTGTATGTTAACTAATGTACATGCCCACTCGATTATAGTACCGTCGCTATATGTCAATCTTGCTTGTGTTTCTCTTGCTGCCCCAAACCCATAACGTATAGATGGTGCAAATATATAATCCTGTGCAGTATCGCCACTTTTACGTTTACCGCTTAAAGTTAATGTAACTTGACCTCCTGTTACATCCGTGTGCCCGAAACCACCATCACATAAATAATATCCTTGGTTTAAAACCTCTGACATAGAGTTGCCAATGTTTTCAAAACCGCACGCCAGGTTTGCCCAACTAGCAACCCCGCTTGGATTTACATTTATTTGTACCGTGTTTTCTCTCGCTAATTCTAATCCCATTTATTATCACTCCTCATTTTTAATCATGTATGTACACTTGCACGTCGACAAGTGCATTATATAGCCATTCTTTTGTAGATAAATCTCTATCTACATAAGATGGACTGTTTGTTGTTACTACGTCTAATATCTGCCATGTTGCACCCTCGCCTTGATGTTTGTTTAGTGCTTTTAATATTAGACTATATTTTTGCAACATGTCTTGTAAGTTTGTGCTTTTTGCATTTATAGCAACTGTGATATTAAATAATAAAGAGTTATCAAGATGTTTAACTGGTGAGCCACTTCCAAAATAGAGTGAAAATCCTCCACTTGCTGGAATACTTCCCACGCTGCATGTTGTGATATTATCTATCACGTTTTTTATTGATTGTTGCACCTCATCAAACATTTAATCACTCCTCACGATTGTATCTGCTATAGTCTGATATTTACGCATATTCTTATCTTTTGCTTTGTGCCCCCACATAAGTGAGGCGTTTGGGTTTCTGTCTTTTACTGGATTTCCAAAATAATATATTTTACGTACATAATCGGTTTTCCAAATTATTTTGCCCTCAGTAAGCAAACTAAATCTTATTCCACTTCGCTTTGTTTCGCCTGTATCTTCCCTGCAAAAATAATTTGCATCTTTCAAAAACTCGTTACTGACTACTAATATTATTTTATCTTTTTTACGATTGATTTTTTGCTGTATGCGACTATAGTTAATATCAATAATCATGTTAAATCAATCCAATCTCAAGATGATGCAATTTATCAGTATACAAATAATCTATTGATACAATCTTATAATCTTTGTTATTAAAATTAATTGTATCGTCGATATTAAATGCTGTATAGCTTGATAGTTTACAATCAACAAACATCATTGCTGATGTTGTTAACTGTTGATTGTCTTTGCTAGTGACTAATTGACGTTTTGGCTCAACTCTTACTTTTGTGACTGTTGTTGATGTTGCAAAACTCTCATTGCCCCAGTCATCAACCGTTTTACCAGTCTTTAATATAATACTATGTATTAAAAGTGCAGTTGGGATTTGTTGTATTATCAACTATATCAACTCCTCCGCTATAAAGTAATCCTGTTCCTGCCAAATACATGTACAACATAGGCGGTATTGTTACACCATAGATAATATTTGTGTCGTTGTCGGGTGCTTTGTCATAGCTAAAACTACCAATTGACACGTTTGTAAGATTATCATTGCTTTGTGCTAATGCTGTAACTCCACCGTTTATTTGTATACTCTCGCATAATGCACATGTCGCCTTTTTGATTTTGTTTTGTACAGATGAGGGATAAAAAGATATCCCTTTATCTGCAATTTTATTAAAAGTTATTGTGTCAATAATATCAGAGGCACGCTCTGATATTATGTTAAAATCGTCATCACTAATAGTTGTTGTTGTAAATGCTGTATAGTCACTTTTAACTATATACGCCATAACGTGCCTCCTTTATTTATTTATCATGTCTTTTTAATTATATCCGCTGAACCGTATCCGAGCACTAAACCATTTGCATCAACGCTGCATACTGCTATTTTATCGTGAGTTGCATCTGGTGTGATTTCGTTTCCTGTTGCTATATCGTTCCAGTCTGATACATCATCTAAATAAAGTGCATTAACCGCTGTTGTTGCTGATGTTTTGTATTTGTATGTTCCTGCACCTGTTATTGAGATTTTTGTATTTCCCTTATCTGTTCCTGCCGCTGATGATACTGTAACAGCTGCTCTGTATTTGCTTGACAATTCTGTCTCTATCGCTCTGACTAGTGTCTGTTTTGTATCAGGTGTTGTGCCCTGATCTATCGTCAATTGCAATATTGATGCAATTTGTCTAAGCTGTGCACCTGTCATATCGTCAAAAACAGTCCTTTGTGACTTTGATGTATCAACAACATAATCAGTGACAAAATAACTTGTATCAGCATCCGCTGTAGCTATACCGACACCTTTTTCAAAATTCACGCCGCCACACCATAGATTTTCGTGTTTTTCATTATCTGAGTAAATCCTTGGCATTTATTTTTCCTCCTTATGCGATTTTAATTTTTCTTATAGCACCTGCACTAAATTGATTTTTCATAACCATAGCACCGATTAACTCAACTTCACCTTTTTTAACTGCTCCAGTTTCATTCATATTTGGTAGGTATGTATTAATCATCTGTGTTGGGGATATAGCGTGCACCGCATCCATTCCCAATTTGGCAAAGTAAATAGATGTTTCGCCGTTTACAATTGGGATAATTGGGTTTGATGTGCCTGGCTTATCTCCCATCTTCATAACTGCTGTATCGCCCCATTTGAATACTTCTGTTCCGAAATTTTCTTTTGATGTAACCATACCAGCTCTGTCCATTATCGATTGAAATACTGCATACATTTGTGAGTTTAAAAGCATAACGTCAGGAGTAGCTGACAATTCAGACATCAATTTTCTTATTGTATCTAACAAAACAGGAGCATTAGTTGTGATGTTTGCTGATGTAGATAAATTGATAGCAGCAGTGGGCACAATTTCTGTTGCCGAACCTGTTATAGCTTTATTTAATCCGTCAAACTCATTAGAGTTTGCTCCATTATCACCATTTATAAATAAATCGTGGAATAGTGCTATAGTAGCTTTGATTTTCTCGTTCATCTGATAAGTAACATGGTCGATTACTCCCTTTTGATTGTTTATAATCGCTCTATCAATCTCAAATGATCCACCTAGTATTTTCATTTCGGTTGTGTATCTTGT